GTAGTTACTCTACCACCAAATTGTAATAAGGTTGTAATTACTCACCGAGCAAATTTCCCAAGTGGCCATAGCCACAAGGTACAAACTCTTGATTTCACTACAGCCACAATTTGCGGCGTCGCACCTTCTCCAAAGGCGTGCACGACTACAGCGAGCACTTTAAGCATGTCAAATAATCTTTCGAATAATAACCCTTCCCCTGTGACATAGGGAAACCGGCGGATGATTTATGGTAGAGACTCAATCTCCTTTATATAAAAATCAAACCAATAGCCCCCACTTAAAGTGGGGTAACGCTCACTGTCGCAACATCCAGTGTGGGGCAACAAAGGAAAAACAGGCATGTAAAGTCTGCTCCTGCTGCCACTTCTGTCTGCAAAGATGTATTTTGCATCCCAGGATCATTTATCGACGAAGCCTTCAATGAAGCTTGATACATAGCACCCTGTGCATCTGTACCGTCTAATGCCGACCCTGCATAATAAAAAGATGGATCAACTAACGAAAAATTTCGATTGTTGTAGTCCGGAATAGAAAACATCAATGAGTTGTTTGTGAGTACGCTTGTGATTGCCATACCAGCATTTCCATCCTCCCAACCATAAAGACGATTGAGAGTATTAAACTTAGATGAGGCAGTATCTGTAGCTGACCAGGAATATGCATTCCATGTTCGAGCAGCAGTATTTGCTGGTGCTTCAGTAACTCGACGTACTCGGATGTCAGAGACCGCATTAAGTAGTTCATATGAGGGAGTGCAAACATAATTCACACTCCCACGATAGCCCAAGAACAACCCAGCAACATATGCCAAATGAGGCATTGATGTGTAGTTATAGGGTGCAGTACCACTTGCTGCAACAATCTTATTCGCACCAGAGAATGCAGCACTCTGTGCTGGATCAAATCCTGGTGTATATGGCATCCTTCGAAAGAATTTCTGGATAATCGCAAGAGCGGGAATCCCGCCCCAACACGATGGAGTAGTTTCAAAGACAACATACCGATGTATGAGATTACGAAGCGAAGCAACAGCCTCACCGAAGTTCATAGCATAACGGTCTGGAGATGGTCGGGAAGGCCCTCCCATCACTACCTGCTCAGTGGCCATACTGGTCACATCTTTTGCTTGTAGTGCAAAGAAACTAGGTGGAATATAGCCTGTGCCAATATATCCAGTAGGATTGGCGTATTCCAAAGTTTTTGTCCCATACGCAAACACAAGAATTGAGACCCCACCTGAAGTGGGTGCCGTCAATGTGTTCAACACACGTATCGTAAGTGTACCGTTGTCAATACCTAAACGACTGGTAAGACCTGCACTCTGACTGTGATTTGGGGTATTTGTGTGTTGTAATGCTAACCACCCAAGATCCTGATGGTAGGGAATGACGAATTCAACATCATCTTTCTCTCCAATATCCAAAATCTCTGTATAAACAACATTCTCAGGTGGATCAGTAGTTGAAATATCCCAACGAGGATCGTAGGAGATCTTCAATCTACCCTTATGGAACTTTGTGCAGACAATCTTCACACGAATCACAATGTCACCTCGCCAGTGCTTAAACATTGCACTCACATATGACATTGGAGTGTGATACACCCGATAACCAACAGTTGCTGGAACTGTATTCGAAATAGGCTGTGAATCAAATAATTCGGGTGTAATACGAACTGCCTGCAGTAATGTACCAGCTGAGTCAGAGGTTCCCCACACAGTAGTAGTGAGATAACTCTGACGTGTCACTAAACCAGCTAGAGCAAGCTCATCCTCCGACCCCAGACCATGAGGTGCTGGATCAATGGAAAGCTCCTGCTTCGGGTCCAGCGACAATTTCTGCACTGGTACCCCTATCTGACTCGAGGCCAGCATAGGTGCATTCATGGGATGATATGCTTGCACATTAGAAATGACAGGCACATTTGTATATCCAAAGAGCTGAGCAATCCCGGCCACAGCTCTAGCTCCAATCTCTGTTGCTCGCGCAAATCTCCCAATCACGGGAATTGATGACACTTTCGACGCGATACTCGCTACCGCAGTTGCGGGAGCAGAGACTGGCCCAGTGCCATACTCATCAGCTTGCAGCGCCAATTTTGTTGTCGAACCCATGAGCTCAACATCTGTCATCCAAGCGTAAGTTCGCACTGTAACAGCGCTACTTCCACCTGTTACTGCAACCTGCAGAGCAGCAAAGATATAAAAGAATAGTGTTCCCATATTCTGGACTTCTGCCCCACTTGTAATGTCAAGCCAGTTCTTGTGTAAAAAGAATGGACATTCCATCTCACCACCAGAATTCGACTGTGGGTAAATGTAAAACCCAGGCATCTGAGAATATGAAATTCCAAGAGGAACACTATTGATTGGTGCTGAACGTATTTTACTTGCAGTCCAGCCTAACAAGGGATTGTAGCACGCACGCATCGCTCCGTACTGGAAGGGTGTGCCATTAATAATAACCTTCAAGTGGAGTCTCCCCCTCAAAAAGGCATAATTGTCCAACTTCTTCTTAATGGGAACACTGTTCATGAACAAGTACCACGGTTTGATAGTATTTTTCAAGTACGTGTCGCTTGTGGTCCATGTCATAGTATCAATCAATGTGGGACGTGCCAGGAAATTCCCAAGTGAGAGATCTTCCGTAGAATCTACCATGGCAACGTTATTAGCGCCGCCAGGCATGTCCACAGAAAAACCGACATCATTATCGATAAAAGTCACAGTGTCATGCACAGTTGTGTCGGCCCCATCATCGGGGGGGGGCACAGGTGCTGATTCTGGATCAATATCCTCACTTTGAAGTTCCAACATCAACGGGTTCATTTCTGAAGCAAAGCCGTTATCTTCAGAAATATCCTGGATTTGAGCTCCAGGATACAGCTCTTGCTCATGTACATTCTGAGCTAAAATAGTTGTATTCGCTGACAATTTTTGAGTTCTCCCTGATCTGCCAAAACCAGGGGAACTTGTGGGATCTTTCCCCGATGCTCTCCAAAACCTCTCAACGAGGTCATCCCACTTAGGGAGAGTACTGGGTTGCACATACCGAGCATATGGTTCCTGCATGATAATACTTTTGAAAAAGGCTCTCTCCTTCTCAAACCGTTCTTTACCATAAAAGAAAAACTCGTTACATGCACCTGAAATTACAGCAACCATGTGACACTCGTCATCAAGCGTGTCAGATGGGATCCATACAGTCAGGCTCTTCTGTATGGATTTTTCATCCAAAGGTGCAAAATACACTTCCAAATCTGGGTTCCAAACCCACTTTCGCTTCAAAAAAGAAACTTCATCAAATCTCACATAGGCCCTTGAAGCAGAAGCTTTGTCAGCCATAGTGTATACAATGCCGATCTTCTCAAATACATGCTGCACTCGTGTGTGGTTGTACCAGCTACATGATTCATGCACTCCAGATTCATTATCATCCCCGTAAGTCACAAGATGAACTCTCTCCCGAAATGAGGGGAGGGACACAATATGTTCCTCTTCAGCAATATCCAGATACGCATAGCGCATCAGAATGCTATTAACTAATGAATTGATGATGACAGTAAGCACATGACCCGAGGGATTGACGTTAGAAAACATCACAATATCACTCAGAATCTTCACAACAGGATATGCTGTGTCAGTAGCAACACCCCACATGATTCGAATGTCCTCATCGCAAAAGCCAGCTTCGCGATGTAACTGAATGATGATCCAAAAAGCATACAAGATCAAATCAGCCATCATATTCTTATCATAGTGCGAGTAATCTCCAGCAAGATGATGTTCCTCATCGAAAGCACACAAAAAATCATGAATCCGCGTCCACTCCTCAGACTGAACAACAACTCCTGGAAGTGCCTCAAAGACCAAGTTATTACACTGAACAAGTCGAGTGAAGCTCAGGAAATACTTCCGAGCTACAAGGCTAGCAGGAACACTTGACCCAGTAAACAACCGGGTTTTCTTGTCCAAACACTTCTGTAGAGGTCGTGGTTCGTCCTTCAAGTGACTCATGAACACTGGAAACGCACGCTTTCCCTCAAGGTAAAGCCCTTCAATTCGGCGTGCTTCCTCCCATATTTCAGGGAGAAAATCCACTCCATCAGGGGTATCATCTCTAGGTGCGGGTACCAAAAACTTCTTTTTGCCAGTATTGTATGGATATCCCATTGATGTGTTCATATTCATACAATCAATAAACTTCACTCCTGCAACACCATTAACTGCAGCATAATCACTCAACACAACGAGCTCTTTCTGCCACCCATCTGGTAATTCACGCAGGATTTCATCCAAATACATGTTACGAGCTTTTAACATGCGGCCACGATCATAATTGAAGGTGGGGTGAACCATGTCATCAACATTGATTCTCCATGGCTCCCAACCACACATTGCTGGTCGCCCGAAATCAACTGAACATCCAAAATGCGTGCACATCGTGTCACATAGTGGTGTTGTGGTAACTTTTGAAACAGGGGATGGTACAAAACCGGGTAAGCTGCCATAAAAACGACCCACACCGTGTGGAATCCACCGAAAAACACTCTTACGATGTGGTTCAGTCATCGCTTCACCACCCTGTAATCCCAGCTTGGGTGAACCTTCACCAGACAATACTGGGACAACAAGTGCTTTCTCACACATTGACTTCAGTTCATCACACGTGTAGAGCATAAAGCCATTTGTGGTACCATGACCCACTGTGTGGATTCCCACAATCACGGGTCCTCGTGGGGTCACTGCAATTGCAAGTGATCCACAATCACCTTTCGCGGTAGATTCAATGCTCCTACCAAAATACAGGGGTACTGCAGTAGTAAAATGAGGAATATGCATCTCAGCAACAAAATCCACACCTCGTACATCTCGTGTTCGTATAGACCCATCAACTTGCCTACAAATAGATAAAATACGTGACACAGGTAAACTATGTTGTGCACAATACTTCAGAATATCCTTCTTTGGTGGAACACTCATAATCTGCACACAAGCCAGGTCCTTACTCTGCAAGATATAAATATCGGATCTGTTCAATGTAACCTCTGTGTTGGGGGAGACTCCCACATCTCGACCTTCTACAATCTTGATAGTAATACGTGAATCCATCACACAATGAGCATTAAAAAACAGGAATTGCCCTCTCAGGAAGAAACCTCCCGTATGGAAGTTCCTACCATTAGTACAACCATGTATCAACAAAGCAACACAATTAGGAGAGAAAATCTCACGAATCTCATCATCACTCAAGTGTGCATTGCTTGCACTCGCTCTAGGGACATCAAAGTGGCATAATGAAACATCCTTATTAAACCAAACATTGCTGTTTTGGTCTTTGGGGAGATTAACCTCCGTAGTACTGTAGACATTCCCTTGTGTAACAAATTCATCATGCTGATCTCTCTTCTTAGATACAGCATGAGTAGCAACCGACTTCATACATGAGAAAAGTGTAATCGCAGCACCAACTGTTGCAAAGGCTTGAAGGGCTAGCAACATACTCTTCCGCACTCGAACATGAGAAATCAGAGCATAGAAATGTGCATTAAACTCAGTACTCATATAAGACGTAAGCCATGCATACAAATACATAATAAACTTCACACGAGCACTATAATACACCCATCTACGCAACCAGGTAAATTGAAGCGACCACTTCGCACACCACTCAAGGATGGAAATCAAAAGGGCAAAACACATGCGCCACCAATACACGGTGACACCATTCTGCAAACAATCACAAGAATTTCCAGGTAAGGCACAAATACTACACACATTCAAATCTTGCATCGCTCTCGCACATGTCATTGACTTTTCTTGATCCACATCAAACTCTTGTGAATACTTCCCAAAGTTCTGCAAAAACAGATTCACATCTTCAAATGTGGCGACTGTTTCAAATGCCGCAACATCACGATTGATATGCTTTGTCGGAACAATCTTCTTAACCTTGAAGTTCCAATAATTTGGGAACCCATCAGTAATAGGTGGCACCTTATGACCATCCAAAAAACACCCATTTTCAGCTCGGTACTCTGGTTTAACCTCCACCTCCACCACATATGGCAATCTACGAGAAACTGCCAAAGGACACGAAAAATATTCTCTTACATTCATGTCGGGAGTGTTTGAGGAAGCCATAAGTAAACGGGCTAGAATTGGTGTCTTACCCTTATCCTCAATAGCTGCTTGGTTGGGACAAAAAGAAATCTGATTGCCAATAGCGATAATCTCGTTCAAGGTCACATCAATGCCCTGAACCTTCTGTGGAAGCAAGTATCCAACATCATCAAGACAAATACACCACTTAGACGAATCGTAACCACTGAAGAATGGATCTGAGCCATTACGGACATAAAAATAATTGTCCGTTACTCCTAACCCATGCAACTTCCCGTAGTAGGTAAACATCATCTTCATAATAGTGGACTTACCAACACTAGAAGGTCCATATAGAAAGACTCCCATTGGAGCCTTCCTTGTCTGTTGTGCTGAACGGCGTGAAAACTCATTTGCCTTAAGAAACTCCAACGACTGTAGCTTCTTACTCAATACAGCACTAGGGAAGCCATTGGTCTTCTGTGAGTGTCGCTCAATAATGCGACCCTTCTCAATAGCTTCATCAAGATCTGCGTGAAAGGTAAAGGAGTCTGTACCTTGAGCAGCAAGATTGCCAACAAATGGACCTAAATTAACCAAACGGTCTGCTTCTTTTGCCCATTGCCAATAACTTTCACTTGAGTGCACAAAGGTTGACAACTCACCTGTAGCTCTATAATCACAGATCTTTTCGCAAATGAATATCGCTGTATCAATAATGTGCCGAAAAAGACCGACACCAGATGAGTACTTTCCAGTTGCGACAGATGATAAGACATGATACTCCTCTTTACTCAATTCTAGACCAAACTTAGCGAGAAAACCCTGAGCAAGCAGATATGTATACAAATCGTACATCTTACGCACCAAAGGAGAGTCCAAAGATGATGTAGTCAACTCAAAGATATGTCGCACCTCATGCACATCATCCTCAAACGATTGCAATTCAACGACCTGCACGTTCAGTAGCGCCTGAACATTCACACTAACACTCTCTTTAAAAAAGAGACGAATGCCTAAATGTACAAGTGCCGCATAGTCAGCAGGTCCTTCAGAGCGGGAAAACCAATAAATCATTTGAAATAGATTCTCGACCAAGTCTGCAATCCAACCATAAGATTCATTGAGTTCCCCTTTCAATTTGGAGAACTGCTGGATTAAGTTTTCACTCTCTCCGTTTTGCAATTCCCAGGCATCACATTTCAAGTCATGCCCCAGGAGTTCGTCAATCTCCTGTTTAATTTCATATGGTAACACATACTGTGATGTGTAAGCAGACACGTTATCTGCAACCATAATGTTCACAAGGAATGGTCTACCTTCACAATCAAGTGATAGGACAAACCTGGGTGCCCTAAACCCATAATCCAGGAACGTTTTATGTGGTTCCAAATACTTGTTTTTGTACTTGAAACGCGCACATCTGAAGGGCATTGGTAATTTAAACCAATTGTTGCAATTGATAGCAACCACATTAGGATCTACCCAAAAGGCACATACAATGTACGATCCATACTTCGGAAATTTAACGCGCACTTCAACGCGAAGAAATCCGGCTTTTTCATCAAAAAAACAGACATCAGCATAAGAGGCAAACCAGAAAGGTTCATTACCCAACGGCTCGTAGTATAATCGGGACATTGTGTTAGTTTGTATCTGTTTCTTGAAAGACGTTTATACCCAGTCTGGGGTTTGCCCGCAACGTGCGGGCCCGGCTCCTTGACTCTTACATGGAGCAGTAATTAGTGCGTGATATTACACATAAAAGTTCACAAAATGATGTTGAACCTAGGGTGCATTACTTCCGAAATGACAGAAGTATGTTCCAAGTTATGTGAATGTGAACCATCTCTCATTTTGAGACTTGCAGTGATTCCAATCCAGAAAGGATCCATAAACAAGATCATTTTTGAACAAAGATGTGCATCAGGCACACTAATGTTTTCGTTCAACACTATAAATATTTAAGTTTTGAACTTTTTATTCTTTTTATATTTCTCAACCGTAATGATGGTTGTTGACACCTCTCTGTGTCTTTCTAAAACATATAAGGGGGGTTAGTCAAGTTGATGGTTTATATCAGAGGATAAGTATAAGCTCAATGGCGTGCGGGCGCGCCAAAGAGGTACTTTCCAAAGTACTAAACGCAGCTCGCATGGCCAGATAGGCTCACACAAATTACACACTTGCACAAGGTCTGGATAAGCTCCATAGTGAGATAGGCTCAAATATGGAGGCGCACCAGAACTGCGCTAGCGCAGAAGCTAAACCAAACTTCCTACCAATTAAGGCTAGAGAATAAATGTGCGTAATGATGACTAGTCATTACGT